ATTAGAATTATTACCTTTTATGGCTTATGCAATTATCGGTTCGGCTATTCATATAATCGGAAAATTTGCTGAATTAGAAAAAACAAAAAGAACATTCCATCCGAAAAGTTGGTTTAAGAAAAATACGTGGCGTACTGTTTTGGGGTTCGCTTTATCAATTGGGGGCGTTGTTATGTTAGCAGAAATTCAAGAACCAACCTTTGCGGTTTGTTTATTAATGGGATATACGGGCGATTCTTTAATGAAGAAAGGACAAAAACAATAATATAACAAAATTGTGTTATACAAAGAAGAATTAAAAACGATTATTTTTACACTATGATTATAGGAAATATTTATATTAATGGAGTAATTGGAAGTTCCGAAGGTTCAAAAGGTGTAGAATTACAAGATGTAGTTTTGCAAGTTGAAGCGAATAAAGGTGCTGAATGTTTTCATATACATATTAATTCGCCAGGCGGTTCGGTTAATACTGGTCGTTTAATTGCTCAATACATTTCTAAATTAGAAAATGCGGTTACAATTGCTACGGGATTGTGTGGTTCAATTGCTACCGAAATACATTTATCGGTTCCGCTTTTAAATAGAAAAATAATTGCGGGAACTAAATATTTTATTCATAATCCGTTATTACAAGATGTTTCGGGTAATGCTTCAGAATTACAAAAGGCTTCGGAGTTCGTAAAGGTTTACGAAAAAGAAATGCTTCAAATGTACGTTAAAAGAACGGGAACTGATAAAGCGGCAATCGAAGGATTAATGAACGCGGAAACAAGTTTAACGGACGAACAATGTAAAGCGTTAGGATTTGTTAGCGAAGTATTAAATAAACAAGAATTGAAAGCGGTTGCGTTTTTAGATAAAGAAATAATTAAAACAGAAAATAAAAATAAAATTGATATGTCAAAAATAACTGAAGAAATCAAACAAGGATTCGCAAACTTAAAAGCGGAATTAGGATTAAAAAAACCTGAAGTAAAAGCGGGGATGTTGTCAACTGATAAAGGAGAATTAAACTACGAATCGGAAGGCGAACTTCCTGAAGTTGGTGAAACTGTTTATGTAGGCGATGAAATTGCACCCGAAGGAAATTATACGGATGAAGATGGTACGGTCGTAACGGTAGTTGCTGACGGTGTTGTCGAATCAGTTGTTTTGGCTGAAGAAGAAGAAACCGTTGAAGCATTAAAATTAAAGTTAGAAGAACAAGCGGAAGCGCATAATGTAGAATTAGAAGAATTAAAAACTTCTTTTACTGAACAAATGGATGCTTTGAAAACTGATATTGGTTCGAACTTTGTTCCAAAAGCTGAAAAGAAAGTTTTCGCTAAAAAGGTTGTTAAACCAGTTTTAACAATGAAGGAAAAAGTTGCGGCAAGAAAAGAAGAATTAAAAAAATAAGTAAAAAAAATTGTAGAATTTAAAAAATAAAGAAGATGATTATTAACCCAGCAGATTTAACCTTTAACGGTGAAGAAATAAAACAATTAAGTGAAGCGGTTTTCGAATCGGTATTCAACAAACCCGATGCAAATGTATTCCATACGTTTATGCCTGGAATAAAAGCAAAGAAACAAATTGCTTTATTAGGTAGAATCGAAGGTTTAACGGGTAAAGGAGACGGAAGTTGTAGCCCTACTTCGAATGATAACACAATCGGAATGAGCGAAAAATTTTGGGACCCGTCTACGGTTTCAAATCGTTTAACTGAATGTTGGGATAACCTTAAAGAATCATTCTTTATTTATGGAACTAGATGCGGAATTGCACAAGCGGATTTAACTTCGACTGATTTTTGGATGTTCTTACAGGAAAGAATGGCGGACACTTTAATCGAAGAAGTTTACAGAATTGCGTGGTTTAGTGATACGGCTGCGGCTGTTGTTCCTGGTGGAAACTTAACTGCGGGAACTGACCCTGATTACTTTAATAAGTTAGATGGATTTTGGAAACAATTATTCGCAATTGTAGCGGCTGATGCTGATAGAAGAACTTTAGGGATAGATTCAAGAAACGGACAAGCAACTTTCGCAACGCAAGAATTTGACGCAACGGATACGGCTAATAGAGTTGTGACAAACACGCTTCAAAATATGCGTTACGGTTCCGATTTTAGATTAAGAGGTAAAGAAGGCTTACAATATATCGTAACTCAATCGGTTGCTGACCAATACGAAAGAGAATTAACGGATGCAAATATTGCGTTTACAACTGAAAGGTTAGAAAACGGAATGACGATGTTAAGAAGTGGCGGAATCGAAGTAATTGGTTTCCAGTTTTGGGATAGAATTATTCGAACTTACGAATCTGACGGAACTGTTTGGTATTTACCACATAGAGCGTTATTAACTGTTAAGGCGAATACGCAGATTGGAACTTGTGAGGTTGCAAACCTTTCAGAAATGAATTCTATTTACGACCCAGTAACTAAATTAAACCATTTAGATACTCAGTACGATATTGATGCTAAAATAATCGAAGATTATTTAGTTCAATTAGCTTACTAAGTAAGGATTAAAAGAAAATATAAGGGGATTAAAAACCCCCTTTTTTAGATACTTAAAAAAATATATTATATTATGGCAACTATTTGCGGAAAAATTACACAAGGTTTCGATATTGATTGCGACAATCCATTACAAGCGGGTGCGGAAGATACTTTAATTTTAATTAATCGTGATGATTGGTTAGGCGCTGTTATTACTTACAACGTGGGAAACCCTCAAATTATTGAGGACGTTGTTTTACCAGTTCCCGCGGTTGCGTTTGCTTATGAAGGCAAAAACAATTCGATAGGACCGAAATACGAATTCATTAAACAAACTTATGCGGAAGTATATAACCACGAAATAAACTTCAAAGTTTTTAACGTGGATCCTGACGCTAAAAAAGAACTCGAAGCAATGGCGAAAGGTTCAATGGTTGCAATTGTTAACAATAGATTTAAAGGTGTTAACGGAAATGCAGCTTACGAAGTTTACGGTGCGGATGCGGGTTTAATTGTTTCTCAAAACATAAGAGATATAATTAACCAGGAGAACCAAGGGGCGTTCGATATTATATTAAAATCGGACGAACAAGCAATGGAACCACACATGCCGAAAACATTTTTCAATACTGATTTAGCAACGACGAAAGGACTCGTTGACGGATTACTGTAAAAGACGATTAAAATAACCTAATTGAAAAAAGCATAATCGGATTTGATTATGCTTTTTTTTATTACTTTTGGGTTATGGATTTGGAAAACGAAATTAATTTATTACTTTCTTATGAAGGGAATAAAAAAAACTGGCGTAATGTTCACGATTCGAAAGAATGGATTTTAGCGAACAAAATTGCTTCGGTTGTTATGGGGGAAACTCTTAATAAAAAACCGAACTGCGGCTGTTTAAACGACCTTTTTTATATGTTAAAAAATATAAGTAAATCAAAAATTAAATTAAAACAACTACAAATGGAAAACGAATTCGAATTAAAACCAGGTATTTTATTATTCTTAAACGGAACGCATTATACTAACGCAAACATAACGGACGAAAAATCATTAGAAATTTTAACTAAATTTCCCGTAAAGATTAACGCATTTGTTAGGTTTCCTAAAAATTGGAAAGAATTAACAAAAGGAACTAAAACGGAAGCCCCAAAAACTGAAGAATCTAAAGAGTTGGAAGTTTTGAGCGATGAAGATTTAAGAACTTTATGCGATACACTTGCGGAACAAACTGAAGGATTAAGAAAGTTAAACCATAAAGCGGGTACGGATAAAATGATTGACTACCTTTTGAAGAATAAAGTAAACGGTTAATCCAATGAAGGCAACAATAACGGATATTGAAAAAAGAATAGTTACCCCCGTAAATAAAACGGAAGGTATTTTGAATTATGATATTGATAACAGTTATCCGCAAAGGATTAACACGATTATTAATTCTTCAGGTACGGGGACTTTATGCACTTCTTTATTCGGGAAGTTTTTATACGGTGGTGGTTTCGTTCAGGAAGCACTAGCGAAAACAATTGTAAGCCCTTCAAAGAAAATGACGGCAAATAAATTACTTTTTAAAACTGGTAAAGCGGTTTCAAAATTTAACGGGTTTGCTATTCACGTAAATTATAACGCTCTTTATAAAAAGAGTTCTTTAAATTATGTTCCTTTTCAGGATGTAAGATTTACGACCTCGGAAAACGAAGATTATCCCGATATGATTGCGGTTTATGATGATTGGGATAAAACCAAAAGTTCTAAAATCAAAAAGGAAGAAATCGATTATATTAATTTTTATAATCCCGACCCTGAAGCAATACAATCGGAAGTGGATGCTGCGGGCGGTTGGGATAACTACAAAGGACAAATATACTATTGGTCCGTTGACGGAATGGAATACCCTTTAGCACCTTCGGATTCAGTTTTAGAAGATGTACAAACAGATTCACACGCAAAGGTTTTTAAGTTTAGAAATATTACTACGAACTTTATGGCTTCGCATATCCTGGAAACGGGAGAATTCGAAGATGAAATCGAAAAGGAAGCGTTTTTGGATAACATAAACACTTTTCAGGGTTCGGACGATGCGAGTAAAATTCTATTATTAGAAAAATCTACGGATGAAAGTTCGTTTGTTTTAACTAAAGTCGATATTCAAGATATTGATAAACTTTATCAGTTCACGGAAGAATCAGTTCGGGACAATATTATTAGGAACTATTTAATTCCTTCGGTTTTATTATTGGCAACCCCTGGGAAATTGGGAACCGCTGACGAAATAAAAGATGCAACCGCCTTTTATAATGGAGTAACGGAAGATTATCGAACTGTAATTGAAGAAAGTTTTACGGAACTGTTTAACGATTCGATGTTTATTGTTGAACCTGAATTCGATATTATTGAAGTAGTTGCAAAAACTGTTGAACCAAAAGACACGAACGAAGGCAAAAAAGAAATCGTTGCGTTATTGGGTAATAATTTATTATCTGAAAAGCAAAAGAAAACGATTTTAGAAGTTGTCTATAATTATTCAACGGAAGAATCTTTTAAACTTATTCCTACGGCTATTACTAAAACTGAAGGAACTGATGAAACGGTCGAATCAGTAGATGAAGAAGCGAAAGCAAGGGCGGGATTGCGTGGTTCGGTTGGTGGTTCTAATTCAATTGTGGCAATACAAGAGAAAGTTAATAACGGAATAATATCGGAACAACAAGCCGTGGCGGTTCTTGAATTAATATTCGGACTTTCTGAAATACAAGCGAAACGAATGGTACAAAAAACAGATATAAACGTAAACTAATGTTCGATAATAATATTATAACGATAACGGATATTCAAGATTTTAAGCCTATTTCTAAAAATACAGATACGCAAAAGAAATTAAACCCGTTTATTCAGGAAGCCCAGGAATTCGATTTACGTCCTTTTATGGGCGATGAATTTTATTTAAAACTTGTGGACGAATTTAAGAACACTTTCCCCGATGCAAATTACGAAAACTTATATCAGGGTTCAACATGGACGAAAGGCGGTAAGACTTACGAAAATCCAGGATTACGGGCTGTATTAGTTTATTATTCTTATGCAAGATATTTAAACAAGGCAAACACGAATTCTACCGCGTTCGGAATGGTAGGTAAAACAAACCCCGATTCGACACCCTTAACAGATAGAACAATTGACCGTTTAGTCTCTCAATCAATGAATGGGGCGAAGGCTTATTTGAATAGAGTTGAATTTTTTATTAATTGTAATTCTGAATTATTCCCCGAATATGATTGTGGAACTGATTTACAAAAGTCGGGAGCGATTAGGATTTCGGCTGCGGGTGGTAATAGTAGCAAAAGGAAAAAATACGACCCAATTACAAAACGATATTATTATTAGTTATGAGTAAAGAAGATATTTTATTAAGGGAAACAATTAACCCACCTTTAACAACAAAAGGAAGCGAATTTTTATATTCAGATTTAGACGCTAATTGGATTGAGATTTACAACCAATTTGTTTTATTGTCGCAATCGTCACAAGTTGCCGTATATTCTGCGGCAATAGAATATTCTATTGACGAATACGTAAGTTATAATTCCCAATCATGGAAAATGATTAACGGAACACCTCAAACTAATATAACGCCAGGAACGGACCCGTTAACATGGTTGTCGGTTTATGCTACTGATATGGTACAAGCCCCCGTCATTGGTGGGGCAACTATTTTAATGAAAGAAATAGATATTACTTCGGCTGAATTGTTAACTTTAAACGGTATTACTAATATAATTGAATTAATACCAACACCAGGGGCGGGAAAATATATTGATATAATCCACGCGACAATGAATTTAGATTTTAATACTACTTACTATCAGGGTACGGACACTTTACGACTAGGCTATTCCGATACTGGTGTGGCTAACTCGCCCGCTTTGTGGGAATTAGAACAGGCGTTACGTGCTGAAGTTTCACAAATTAGAAGATTTAAAAAAAAATTTTCTACTTATAGCGAAACGCAAAACTATATAGGAATTGATAACGGCGTTTTTTTAGGTGCAGCAGCTAGTTCGCCAACTTTGGGCGATTCAGATATTAAAATTAATTTAACTTATCAAATATTAAACGCTTAATAAATGGAAATTGACCCAATAAGTATTTTATGGATATCTGCCTTTGGGCTTCTTAGTTTCTTTGCGGGTAATTGGTTTAAGACTTTTAATAAAAAACAAGACGAACACGCAGATAAACAAAAAGAATTATCTATTTCGAGTAAAGAGCATGAAATGGATATAAAAAGGATAGAT